CTACTATAGACGCAACAATAAAAGGAGAAAATGCCAATAGTTATGTCACATTGACAGAAGCTAATGATTATTTTGATACTTCTCCAGATTCTTCTACTTGGACAAATAAAACAGACGATCAAAAGAAAAGATCATTAATATCTGCTGCAAGATGGATTGATACTTTAGTTTTTTATGGAGATAGATGTGATGACGGACAGGCATTAAAATTTCCTAGAAATAATTATCAGGTAGATGGTGTTGAATTAGCTTGTTCTAAGATTCCTAATGGTATCAAGTATGCACAATATGAATTAGCCAGAGCTTTAGCAAACGACACCGATGCAATAACAGGAACTACAGGAAAAGATGGAAACTTTGAAGAGGTAAAACTAGGAGATATTCAAGTTAAATATAATACTGCAAGTCAGGGAACTGGATCTATAAATAATATTTTAGATGTCTATCCTTGGCTACAAAGTTATCTTGGAGCGTATATGCTAGGTGGAGCAGGAACTTTTCAACTACGGGCGGTTAGAGGTTAATGGCAGGACAATTAGACACAGCACTAAAGAACATAGCCAAACAGGTTATAGCTGATTTAGGAGATTCTTTAGATACCAGTATAACTTACACAAGAAAAACATCTCCTGTTTACAACACTTCAACTGGTGCAATATCTACAACTGATGTGAGTTATAGCATAAAAGTACCGATTGAATTTGTTAGATCATCAGAAGAAACTGGATTCCAAGAAAATGTAGCAAGGTTATATGTAACACCAGATTTGATAGGAGACAGTCAACCTTTACTACAAGATGAAATAACTCTTACATTTTCTGGATCTACCAGATCAGCTAAAATTACAAATGTTCTTACTGTAAAAGGTGGTCAAGAATATTTATTCCGTATTGATGTTATTTTCTAATGACTTTAGTAAACGCACGAGCAGCATTTGAAACAGCGATAAAAAATGCAGTAACCACTGCTGATAATACAGTTACAGTTATTTTTGATAATATGCCGTTTACCACTCCAGGGAAAAACAAAAAATATGTAATGGTAAGTCTTGATTTCACGCAATCCACTACTCAGACTCATGGTGCTGCACAGGATTATTATGCTGGATCTATAAGATGTGGAATTATGACACCACCACATAAGGGAAGTGCTGTTGCCTCTGCTATAGCTGAATCTGTTATTGATGGATTGACTTCAGTAAATGCACCAGGATATTCAGATACATTTTCCGTAAGTCCAAGAGTATCGGCAATCGAAGGACCAACTTCTGTAAATGTGGAAGAGGACAGTCATTATCTGGCTGTTGTAAGTTGCGATTTTACTGCTAATGCCTAAAGATTTTAAAAAGCATTTTAATAAGGATTTAGGAAAGGCAATAACCAAGGGAAGAAAAGAGGTTGCAAAAACAGTAGCTCGTTCTTTGATTGAAAAAGGTCCTTGGTGGACAGGAACATTCGGAGAAAATTGGATAGTATCAAAAAGTCCTGTACAGGCAACCAAGAAAAGAAAACCAGATTTTCCAAGTTATTTGATACCCGATCCAACAGCCAGGCAGATAAAAAATCCAAGAGTACCGAATGTAACATTGAATCAAGATTTATTTGTTGGCAACAGAGCTAAATATGCTGGTTTTGCTATTAACGCTCCAGGGCAAACAAGACCTAATTTAAAAGGAGAACCCGTTACTTATGCAGAGCATGGTAGAGATTTTAATTTAACCTCTACGGGAGGACCAAATTGGTACAATATCTATACGAAAGGTGGTCTTATCAACAAAGATATAGCGTTAGCGTTTAAAAAGGTTGGCTTTAGGTAATAAAGTAGTAGTATAGTAGATGAATATACTAATTTATTTTGTATGCCAACAGATAGAGCAATCGACAAGCTAAGAAAAGCATTTAGCATAAATGAAAAGAGTAGTTATCCCATTTATAAAAATGGAGAACTAATTTTAAAAGTTTATTGGACACCCTTAACTATTGCAGATAGAGACTCCATAAATGCTACTCTAATGAGAGCTAACAAAGGACAGGAAGAAGGTAATTTAGATTTTGCACTCCAGGTAATAATAAATAAAGCTGAAGATCAAGATGGAAAAAAACTATTTGCTGAAGCAGATAAGGCAAGTTTACGAAGAGAAATACCTTTAGCTGTACTGTTGGAACTTATGACAAAAATGCAGGAGGTGGGCGAGGAGGCAACCCCTGATGCCGTAAAAAGCACAACTTGATAAGGACAACTACTTATATTTACAATTTTTTGTTGCAGAAACTTTAGGGATTACTTTAGGTCATTTACAAAACAACATGACCATAGAGGAACTTTATGCCTGGAACGCATATTTTACATTGAAAAATGAAAGAGAAGAAAAAGCGTATGAAGATATGAAAAAGAAAGCTCAATATCGTAAGGTACGCTAAACTAAATGTAATGTTTTATCGAGATTAGTGGCATCTAATTACGAAGTTAATATAAAACTGAATACCAGGACTGTTAATAAGCAGCTAAATAACCTTGAGAAGCGTATATCAAAATTAAATAAACTAGCTCAAGGTGGAAAAGCCAATAGAACAGTACTGCGTAATGAACAGGAAAAAATAAAAAAGACAGGTCAAAGACTTGGTTTAGAAAACAAAATATTAAAAAGAAAACAAGATCAAGTAAAAGTAGATAAACAGGCTTTAGAAGTTGAAAAGAGAAGAATTAATTTACAAAATAAACCCCGTGGTGGAGGCGGTGGTGGAGGTAAAGGTAAAACAGGAGGAAATCGTTTTGCTACTGCTGGACAAAGTGCAATTATTTCTGGTGCATTTCCTTTACTATTTGGACAAGGACCATTAGTAGCTGGTGCTGGTGCATTAGGTGGTGGACTAGGATCATTATTTGGTGGTCAGATGGGAGGTTTTGCAGGAGGTTTAGCTGCTACTTCCATTGCAACACCACTACAACAATTCGCTATAGAGGCAGGGAAACTAGGACAGGCACTTGATCCAGCGACTAAAAATGTAGAAGCACTAACAGCAGCATTAGGAGTAACTGGAACTGAATTTGAAAAACAAATTGCAACGCTTAAAAAATTAGGAGATGAGGAGGCAGCATTTGAAGCAGCAAGACAAAAAATGATAAATCTTGTAGGTTCTAAGGGGGTAGACGCATTAACTAAATTTGGACAGGGAATGACAGAATTGGGTAATAATTTTGCAAGAATAATGACTTTGATGAGAACTTCATTTGCATTGTTTGTTCAAAACTCAGGCCTAGGCAAACTTGTTTCTCAAACTCTAGAACGTGCAACTTTACTAAAACAAGCGGAGGTACAGGGTCAAAATCTTGACACTCCAGAAGGAAGAGAACTTCAAACACTACTAAAAACAAGAAAATTGACTGAGCAATTTGGAGGTTTAAATCCTAAAGATAGAGAGGAACTTATTTTAAACCTTACAAATCAAACAAAAGGATCGGGTTTATTTGGTCAAATAAACGACCAAGACGTACAAAAAGCTAGAGAAATTGTAAATGATTTAATCGTTAAACAGCAAACTATTGTAAACACCAAAAATGCAGAGAAAGAAGCCGATAAAATGATAGAAGCCATACAAAAATCTAGGGTTAAAAATTTAGATAAAGAAATAGAAATACTGGAGCGTAGTTTTGGTATGACTTCTGAAGAATTTGAAATAGAAAAACAAATTGCAGAAATGAAAGAAGAAGCAGAAATAAAAGATGAAGATGAACTAAGAAGAAAATTACAAAAAATACAACTTTTAGAAAAGGAAAGAAAATTAGCAGAACAAACAGCAGCAGCTTTTGACAGAATGGCTCAGTCAATAGCTACAGATATAGCAGACGGAATACAAGGCATGATCCGTGGAACTTCAACATTGGGCGATATGCTCAACAATGTATTGAATAAACTCATAGATGCTGCATTTAACATGGCACTATTTGGAAATATGCAGGGTACATTAGGAGGCGGAGGATTATTTGGTTCGATACTTGGTGGACTTGGTTCAATATTTGGTGGAAATAATACAACTAATCCATTACCTCCATCTCCAATACACGTTGCTGCGAATGGTGGTCGTATTCCAGGTGGTAAACCTTCACTTGTTGGAGAAAAAGGACCAGAATTATTTACACCAGCCAGTTCTGGTTTTGTAACTCCAAACCATGCACTTGGTGGTTCTACAAATATAGTTGTAAATGTAGATGCGTCTGGTTCTTCTGTTGAAGGAGATGAACAGAGTAGCAGAGAATTAGGTCGTCTAATTTCAGTTGCGGTACAATCTGAATTAGTTAAACAAAAAAGACCAGGAGGTATGCTCGCATAATGGCTACGTTTCCTTCAATAAAACCTATATACGGACAACAAAAAAGATCCGCACCAAAGACCCGTAGAGTAGTTTTTGCAGATGGCTATGAACATAGGATATTGTTTGGACTTGCAGAACATCAAAATCCAAAAGTTTACAATTTTACTTTCAATGTCTCTGAAGTCGAAGCGGATGAAATAGAAACCTTCCTTGATGCCCGTGCAAATGATAGTGATAGCTTTGATTTTACTGCTCCTGGAGAAGCTGCTGCACAAAAATTTGTTTGCGAAACTTGGTCTAAATCAATACCATATAACAATAGAGCAACGATCCAGACAACATTTAGAGAGGTATTTGAGCCATGAGCACTGCTCCTATAATCACAGATTTACAAAAAGTAAATCCATCAGCAGTTATTGAGTTATTTACTCTTACAACTGATTCTACTCTTCATGGATCGACAGCAACATACCGCTTCCATAATGGTACAAATAGAGTAGGCAATGGAGATATTATCTGGGCTGGTAATACTTATGTGAAAATGCCTATAAGTGCTGATGGTTTTGCATTTCAAAAAGGACAATTACCAAGACCAACTCTTACGGTAAGTAACGCAATCGGTACAGTAACAGCAATTCTTTTAAATGTAAATGCGGTTACAACTGGGAATGATTTAACAGGAGCTACTGTAGTAAGAATAAGAACATTATCACGTTATTTAGACTCAATTAATTTTCCTGGAAATACAAATCCATTTGGTACGCCAGATCCTACAGCAGAGTTTCCCCAAGAGATATATAAAATCGACAGAAAAGCTGCTGAAAATAGAGAAGTAGTGCAATTTGAATTAGCAGCAGTATTTGATTTAGCAGGGATAAGAGCACCCAAGAGACAATGCACTAGAACAGAGTTTCCTTCTATTGGTACGTTTGTTGCATGACTTGGAAATATAAAGCACTGCTTCATGCTCAACGGGAAGATCCTAAAGAGTCTTGTGGTCTTTTACTGAATATTCGAGGAAAAGAAAAATATTTTCCCTGTAGAAATTTGTCAATGACTAACCATCAGTGTTTTATTATTGATCCAGAAGATTATATAAAAGCAGATAATACTGGAGAGATAACAGCCGTTGTTCATAGTCACCCCGTAACACCGCCTGCACCTAGTCAGGCAGACCAAATAGCGTGTGAACAAAGTAATCTTCCGTGGCATATTGTTAATCCGAAAACAGAACAATGGGGATATTGTGAACCTTGTGGCTACAAACCACCTTTACTTGGCAGACCTTGGGTTTGGGGTGTTACCGACTGCTGGTCTTTGGTAAAAGATTGGTATAAAGAAGAAAAGAATATTGAATTGAGAGATTGGGATAGACCCACAACACCAGAGGAGTTTATATTGAATCCTTTGTTTGAAAGTTGTGCTTGGAGAACTGGTTTTAGAGAACTTAGACCAGATGAAAAACTTATGAATGGCGATGCACTATTGATGTCTATTGGATCTGCTGGTTTAAATCATGTAGCTATTTTCTTAGATGGAGATGTTTTACATCATTTAACCGATAGACTATCTTGTAGAGAGCCTTATTCTCAATGGTTATTAAAATGCACAGGAGGGAGGTATCGTTATGTTGCGTAAATTAAAACTATATGGAGAACTTGCTGAATTTATAGGGCATAAAGAGTTTGAAATAAAAGCCGAAACATTATCTAAGGCTGTAAGTTTCTTAATAAATAATTTTGATGGAATAGAAAAATTTATGAGTCCTAGATACTATCAAGTAAAAGTAGGAAACTATACAATAAGTGAAGATGAAATAAATTACCCTATAGGACAGCAAGATATTCATTTTGTACATGTTATTGCTGGTGCTGGTAGAGGCACAGGAAAAATATTACTCGGTGCAGCGTTGATAGGATTAGCAATAATAAATCCATCAGTAGGTTTTGGACTTGGACCAGGTGGTTTGGGAGGTGGATTTGCAACTGCATCTGGAGCATTTAGTATTACGGCTTTTGCAGGAAATATTGGTATAGGTTTAGTTTTGATGGGAGTGTCTGAAATGCTGACTCCCTTGCCAAAGCAAAAAGATTTTTCCAGTGAGCAAGACCCAAGACTGTCATATAATTTTTCTGGAACTCAAAATACTTCTAGGGCTGGAACTCCCGTGCCAATCTGTTACGGAGAGATTATCACTGGATCGGTAGTTATATCTGGGGCAGTTGATACTCAACAGGTACAAAATGAATATCTTGCTGTCCTATAGGGTA